GGGCGTAGTTGGTTGGAGTTGCCGGTTATATCCTAGTGCTAGGTCTCCGACAAGTTGCCACCATGCTTGAAGACACTCGACGATTGTTCACAATTAATGAGGAGCTTGATCAGCCTTCAGTGACTGAAAAACACCCCAAATTAAAACGTGCCTTGTTCAAGACAGCTCAAGCAGTTGGCCTCGCTGGTGCCATCACCAGTTCTATTCTTATAGGACTGCATGTAGCACCACTCGTTGCCGTGGCAGCTCCTATAGGTGGGGTAGCTATGTCTGTCGGGTCTCTTATAACGGAATACAAATATAAGAAGGCTCGACTGGCTAAGTATGACCATCGAGCACAAGCAGCTGCAAAGTTGTTGCTCACAGCTACCCACGATCTCTCAACTGACGATAGTGAGATTGAGGATTGTATAGAGGAGATTGTCGTTAATAGCCCTGATTCCGCAGTGGGTTCTGGTATTAGTGGGGAAACCACCCCGGACATGTCTACCAAACCTAGGGGAAGGAAAGTGTCACCACAGAAGCAGACTAGCTTCGTCAAGTGCATGGTTCTTGAATTGATAGGAACCGTTGGCCACTTGCCGCACACAGAAGCTAATCGGATAGTCATCTCGGACCACGCCAAGCAGCTAATGGAGCGTCATGGTCTGAGGTTGTCTCATATTGGTCGGAACCTTAGACCAGTGGTGGAGGCATACTTTTTTCCTTCAGTAGACGAGATATGTTATCGCCAGGCCGCTATCTTCCAGGATTATCAGGAACGACTGGAAGATCACAGGCGGAAACCAATAGGAGGCTTCTGGAGCTGGGCGCTTCGCCGCTCTGTTCTAGAAAATACTCCTAAAAGAGATTAGTGCCGTCCACTCCACCTCAAAGGGGTTACCCAACCAGAGACTCTTGCCCCCTTGGAAGAGTTGAATTATGAAGCTATAGAAAGGACTGGGAAACCCGCGGTACTTTGGGGTAGACGGACTGGCACTGGTAAAATCCGGAGATATACCCATATCCCAGGTATGGGTGGTGCTAGAAATATCTCCGGTCCCAACTCCAATGTTAGTAACTTATTGAAGGGAGTGGCAGAGCGTGTGTTCTTTGTAAAAGATAAGGATGGTAATTTCACTAGCCCTCCTGAACCACACGGTCTGGCATTCAGAGTTCGCATGGCTAGGTTTGTAGACGAGTTATCTGTAGGGATCGTGGCGACCACTCCGTGGACGTTTGAGGAATTTCTCAATCATTGCCCGAGTCGCAAGCGAACTATCTACAGAAGGGCGGTCGCTAGCCTACGTCAAAAACGAGCTGTGAGACGTGATGCACATGTTAAAACTTTCATTAAATGGGAGAAGCATGACATCACGTCAAAACCTTTGTTTGTTCCTAGGGTCATCCAGCCACGGGACCCCAGGTATAACGTTTCAGTTGGGCGGTTCCTTAGTAAAGTAGAGAAGGAGATGATGCATGCCATAGATAGAGTGTTTGGAAAACCGACCATCATGTCCGGGTATAACGCTATGGAAGTGGCTAGCCACTTTCGTAATGCTTGGACTGAGTTCAAGAATCCTGTGGCAGTCTCAATGGACGCCACTAGGTTTGACCAGCATGTTAGCCCCACCGCCTTGAGATGGGAACATCAGTGCTGGCATAAATTCTTCACAGGTGACGATTTGTCAGAACTCAAACGACTGCTGGATTGGCAGCTGGTTAATGTAGGCAGAGGCCGAACACCAGATGGATGGGTCAAATACACTACCAATGGCAAGAGAATGTCAGGTGATATGAACACGAGTAGTGGTAATAAGCTTATAATGTGTGGCCTTGTGTATTCTTATATGAAAGCTAGACGCATTAGGCATTATAGGCTTCTGAACAATGGCGATGATTCCGTCATCATTTTGGACAGGAGCCAACTCAACCAGTTAACACAAGGACTGGATAAATGGTTCAGAGTTATGGGTTTCTCAATGGAAGTTGAAGCCCCAGTGTATCGTATGGAAGAGATTGACTTCTGTCAGACTCGCCCCATTTATGACGGTACACAATGGATCATGATGAGAAATTACCCACTAGCATTAGATAAAGACTCGCACTGCTTTATAAACAATGTGAACGGACGGACTACTAGGTGTTGGATGAGGGGTGTAGGATTAGCCGGAACTGCTCTTTGTGGTGGCTTACCTATTGCCCAAGAATTCTACGCAGCCTATTTACGAAATTCGATTGGATATAAAGTCCGCCAACTTGATCCTTATACAGGGTTGGCGTGGTTGTCTCGGGGAATGACGCGGTCATACCGGGATGTTCAACCCATCACCAGGGCATCCTTTTATGCGGCTTTTGGAATATTGCCGCAGATGCAGATTCATGCTGAAAATACTTTCAGAGGTTGGACACTTGACTGTGCTGACAAATTCCGACTAAAGGATGAGTTTCGCCAATTCGGGTTTGGTCAGAAGATGTCACTAGCCAAGTGTCCAAAACTGGGCCTCAAATTGTCCATACCCCTAGTGGACGAGGGCGGTGGCACTTAGACACCATGGGGTTGTGCAGTGTAATAGCCCAAAACGGTTAATCCGTGCTAACCAGAATGCCGAGAGACTGCACGGCGCTCCCTATGCACCCAGGTTACTGCATGATGTACAGTCCAAGTGGTTCTTGTATCCCATACAACCACTATGACGAGAAAAGTTAAAATCAACCCCGCTAGTCGCAAATCGAAAGCAAAGAGACAGGCCAAAGGTCAAGTCCCAGTACGCCCCACCAGGAAACAATTGGAGAAACTGGCTATAGCCAGTACCCCCTTTTCCCATGTGGGCGGTCGTATTGGAGCAGGGCTCGGGTCAATATTTGGATCACCAGCTATAGGTCAAGGAATAGGCAGCTGGCTCGGTTCTGGAATAGGTAAGATTTTCGGCAGTGGTGCCTATAAGATGCAGCAAAACAGTATCTGGAGCACCTCTGACCAATGTCCATCCATGCATTCCACTTCCGAGTCAGTAATCCTACGACATCGAGAGTACATTTCTGATGTCAATTCTTCTACCGGCTTTGTGGTCACCGAGTACCCCATCAACGCTGGGTTAACTAGTACCTTTCCCTTTTTGTCTACTATTGCTGCTAATTTCCAGGAGTATACGTTTAGAGGTCTGGTCTTTGAATTCAAGTCCACATCCGCCGATGCACTAACTAGCACCAATACCGCCTTAGGTACGGTCGCCATGGCCGTCCAATATAGGGCAGGTGCTGCTTCGTTCACTAATAAGCAGCAGGTGCTAAATGAGATGTGGTCAGCTGACTCCAAACCAGCGAACTCTTTCTTCATGCCGGTAGAGTGTGCCCCCTCAGAATGTCCCATGGACATCCAATATGTGAGGACCGGAGCACTCAGTACCGCTGACGATATTAAGTTCTATGATTTGGGCAAGTTATCGGTAGCTACCATAGGATCACAAGCCACAGCAGTGGTTGGTGAACTGTGGGCTTCGTATGAGGTGTGCCTCAGGAAGCCTATTTTGGGCGGTGCAACAGGAATCAACATCCAATCCGTGGGTCTCTACAGATCAGGTGTTGATGGCACCCACCCATTGGGTACCGATACCTTGGAAGCCAGCTGTAATTCGCTTGGACTAGTAATCACTAATGGCACCACCCTTAACTTTCCCACAGGATGTGATTCAAAATATTGTCTCACCATCACATGGGTCGGAGGACTTGGTGCCTGGACTGCAACCAACTTTAACGTCACCTCAAACATCTCTTTCCAAACTCGGAATGGGCTGTCATGGGTGTCGTTGGGAACCAGTTCTAGTATTAACTATGCAACCATCACTGCTGACTTTTACGTCACAGACCCAACCAAAGTGGCGTCTATCACAGTGTCAAGCATGACCATGACCACTCCTGTTTATACATACGTCGACATCTCTCCTATCGATTTCGACTCGATAGCCACATGAGTGCATCTTATCCCGTTGTAAATAGCTTCCAAATAAGGGGCATGTGACCCCTACCAAAAACATACCCATATTTAATTTTAAAATGTTCAGTGGCATCTGGCGAGGATTGATCACCCGCGCTTAATCAGAGAGACTGACACCAAA